ATCAATTAGAGGCTCGCATAGCTCCCGCAACGAATAAACAAAATACTCGTCACGCTTCCATCCGCCCTCGATCGACATCGCGCCGCCGTCGCGCGATGCGAGCGGCAGAACAACAACGACGGAAGTTTGGGTAACATCGCGACTTGCGCGGATCGTCGCTAGCGCGGCGTCAAGCGACGTGGCGAAATCGGTTGGCGAGTTTCCGTAGTACGGCGTGTTGATACCGAACGCGATGTAAAGCATTTCGGTAGGAGCCGCGATCCAATCGGACAGCGCCTTACCCGATGCTGCGAAGCCTCCCGTTCCGGTGCGCCATTGCTCGATCGTCGTGCCGCTTATGGCATTGTTCGCGACCGTCCCAACACCAGCAACGCCTCCGAAAAGAGTTTGCAGTATTGGCCCGGTATAACCAGCGGTCACGCTGTCGCCGTACATTTTTATGTTGGCAGTGCCCGCCGTGCCGAATTGAGACAGGTACACCCAAAAACGAAACAAGTAGGCCCGCCCAAGAACCTTTTGGCCGAGATCTCTGCCGCGTCGGTTTACTACAGCTTTTCCCAGTACGCCACCTCGATCATAGATGACGGGCTTGTTGCCGAGCAACTGCACGCCTCTAAGCGTGGGCCTAGCCGCGCCTACGTAAGTTGGGCTTGTGAGAGCTAGCGCGCCCGCAGAAACAGCGGCGGACACTGCGGTGGTAAAGGCGGTGGTGTCGTTTGTTACGGCGTCGCCGACAACACCAAACAGCTTTGCCGAGACAATAGTGCTAGATCTTAACTGGTTGAGCGTGACGGCGCTGTTGAGTGCGATTGCGTCAGCAAGATTAGTAAAGTTGAAACCTCCCATCGGAAGATTGGCCGTGACAGGAGTCGAGCCGTCCTTGTTGAAGGCTAGGTTAACTGCCGCGAGAAGCACGTTAAGGTCGGCTTGCATCTGCGCGCCGCTGGCGACCGTGCCGTCGATCGTCATGTAGGGAAGAGTTATGGCCATAAGATATGCCTTACGTCTTGATACAAACGAGTAACGCGATGTTACGCGGACGAGTTTCAACACCCGTCGAAGCGTTGGTAGCCGATATGTCCGTTGCACCGCTGACAGCGTAACTTGACACATGGTTTAGTCCGTCGTTTCCGGCCCCGTGGTACGTCGTTATGGGATGCGTGTGAGGAGCAATGTCTGCCGCTTGCGCCGAACCAAACGTGCGCCCCGGGTCAACGCCAAGTCCGTTGTCCCAGTTGCGGATAAACTCGCCGCGAAGCTCGGGCAGGTTGAACGTAGTGGTTTGATCGCCAGCCCCAAACACCACGCCGATCGCAGCGAACAGCGCCGCATAGGTCGTTCGAGACACTGCCGCTCCATTGCATTGCAAGTACCCGGCAGGGACCGCACTCATCGCAAAATGGAACACTGCCCCCGCTGGCGTACTGCCAAGAGGATTGCCGTTGAGCGTCGGTGCTCCGGTCAAAGCGGGCGAAGCCAAGGGAGCAAAGCCTGAAGACGTAACGAACCCCGTGGTCGCAAGCTGTGTCGTGTTCGTACCCGCCGCCGCTGTCGGCGCGGTTGGAGTGCCCGTTAATGCCGGAGAAGCCAGAGGCGCAAACGGAAGCACAACGGCGTTCAACTGTGCGAGATTGACTGCATCGCCCAAAAGCGTTCCGTTGGCGAGGCTAACCAGCCTGTTTAGCCCCATCGACTGATTGCCGGTAAAGGGCGAAGTGCCGTCTCGCAGCACCGAATTGTTGTCTGCGGCCAGAAGCGCGATGAGGTTCGCATTCATCTGCGCGCCGCTTGCAAGCGTCCCGTCTACCGGGGGAAAAGGAATAGAAGCTGGCATTATTCCCCCCTAAGGTTGTGGATCGAGACCGTAACCCAAAATCTGATAACGCACAAACAGATCGCCTACCACTTGGCCCCGATCGGAAGATGCAGACAATCGCAACTTGGCTTGCCGAAACACAAGCGGCGCAAGCCAATAAACAGGATAGCGACGAAACGATCCCGCTGCGATACCCCAGTTGAACGCACCCCAAGTAACAGCGCCCCACAACGGCGTTGCTCCACTGAAGTCGGGCTTGACCGTTATGCTGCCAAGAAGATCCCCTCTTTCGTTGACCGCTGTGACCTGTACAGGGTTGGCCGCAGGAGAAGCGAACTGCACTGCGGTTTCGATAACCTGGTTGAACGCCATGTCCTCGTTGTCGGGAAGCAGAACGGTCTCCATCGTCCACGCCAACTGCACACCGTTCTCGACATAACTGCTGGTTGCTTTGGGAATAACGTCGGAGAACCACAAGGTCGCAGGCACACCGATTGGAGCTGTCAGGAACCCACCACCCGCAGGGTAGGCAAGTATAATCGACGAAGCGAAGGTGTGCGGGCCGCTCCACTCCTTAGTCGTGAGATCGTACCAGTACTCAAACGGTCGCGCTGCCGCATCTGTGGCACTCGTCACAGACACGCGGTAGACGTTTTGGTTGAAGTCAGCATACATGCGACTCGGCGCCGTAGCGTTCATAAACGGAACCGATACGCCCGAACCTTCAGCCCCGATGCGCTCGCTCTGTACGCCCGAGAGGCCGAGGAAGCGCACGCCGTCCACGCACACCATCGCCACGCCCAACGGAGTCTGTGCAATCGTTTCGGGTGCCAGAGTGCCTACGGAGCCGGTCACAGCGTTGACAGCGAGGTTCGAGGTAGTCGGGTCGCCTGTGACCTGAAAGAAGCTCTCAGCGCCTTTGTAGATCGTCAGGGATTGCTGGATGCCTCCGGTCAACTGCGCAGTCAAAGGCAATGGACTGATTGCGGTGATAGGGGTCAGGTCGCCAATCTGGAGAGCTTGCGAAGCAAGACTGACCTGAGTGGAGTTCATCGGATCGGAAAACACAAGGTAGGGGCCTACGCCGTACCACGCGCGTCCGTTAAAACCGTTTCCGCTAATCGGAACTATAGTCACGGGATTTGTGTTGAAGTTTCCTGAGCCCCATTGAGGCGACCCTTGCGTCCCTCCCGCTACCGTAAGGGCCACGCCTGTAGCTGTTGCCGTTGCGTTGGCTGACAGCGTGACCGTGCCTCCCCCGGTAACGACCAGAGCCGAAGCTGCGCCAGAAGCAACTGCGTTTTGAGACAAGGTGATCGTACCAGCGCCGAGCGCCGTTATGTAGGTTCCCGTCGCGAGGTTGGGACCAGTGATCGTCATGCCGACTTCGACGCCGGTTGCCGAAGCCACAGCGGTAACTGAATTAGACCCGCTGGTCGTGGTGCCGGTTGTCGAGAGGCTGAACGTGCCGTTGACCTGCGAGAGGACCGTTGTGCCAGCCGGTATACCTGCGCCCGTGACGGACATGCCGGGCTGATAGCCGGAAAGAATAGGCGCAGAGTTACCGACGTTGGTATGCATACTCCGGATGACAGGAGATCCGGTCGTGGTGTTGCCAAAACCGGAACTGGAAGAAAAGCCCGCAACGTCCAGCCAGCCAAGGAAGTTTCCGGTGCCGTTGAAGCCGCTGTGCAGAACCATGATGCGACTGCTTGCGCCGCTGAATATAACCGGAGCTGTCCACGCGCCCGCTGTGGCCAAGGTGTTGGGAAGCGCCGCGCTCGATACGCCTGTGATCGTAAGAATCGCATTGGTCAGCATGTTATAGGCGAACGGCTCGTCCTTGCCCGGATAGGTCGAGGACTGGATCATTCCGTAGACCGTTGTGCCAACGACACACGCGCAGCTTATGATGCCCGTGGCATTGATCGAGGTAAGATCTATGCGCTTGAGTGCGGCAGGACGCGGCGCAAAGAAGCCGGGGTTGTTAGGGGCAGGTACGAGGTTCTGGCAAGACGTGAGACCCCCTGGCGGACCATTGGTCGCGTCTACCGCATCGACAGTCCCGGAAGGACGGAAGGTGTAGTTGCGAGAGTCGCGTATCGGCACATTAGAATCCTGTGCGCTTGGTAACTCTCAGGCCAGAGCCACCACGTCCAAAACTTCGGCGGTCGAGAGTGACCTTGGCCGCTCGCGTCGAGCTATCATCCTTCAGGCGAAGGTAGCGCAATAAAATACCCTGAGCGCCTTCGGCACCGTCGCCAAGGAACGCACTCATTCTTGTGTCGTCGGATAGCGCCATCATCTCACCCGCGAGGCGTCGGCGAAGATAGGTAAGGTTTGGAAACCAGACGGGGAGATTACTGCCTTGCACATAATCGGGCATCTGACGCCGGTATCGCATCGTCACCACGTAAGCACCCGCTGGTGGAGGCCACACGTACATGACGGGAACTGTGCTGTTCTGAAGAGACAAGTCGGTAGCGTAAATGCTCGGCTGCGCGGACAGCCCGGCTTGCTGCACGAGGTTGTCGAACTGGGCCAAATCCACCGAAGCCATGACGTAGCGCACACCGCTGATAACGAAGTACACGTCGTCGAGGTCAGCGCGAAGATAGTCGGCAGGGAGTGGCATCGGACCACTCCCTAGCCCGGTGTTGAAGGCAAAACTGTACAGCCCCCTGGCAAGGTCGAAGTCGTAAGTCTGGCAGAGGTCACTGAGGATTATGTTCAGGGTCGTGAAGGCTTGGGAAACAAACCCCGGAACCTTGGCGTCCTGAAGCGCAAGCGTTACAAGCTGATCCCCTGTGACGGCCATGTCAGGTTCCTAACAACGCTTCGCCCGCAGTGATGCGGGCTTTTCGGTCTGCGATCGCCTTCTCGTACCGACTGACGCTGATAAGTGCGCCAGTGCGGTGCTGCTCACGCTCGGCTTCGTTCTTCTGCTTTGCCTCTTTTACATTATCCGCTGCTTGCCCGATCACGCGAAGTTGGCCTGCGGCAAAACCAACGGGCGTATATTCGCCTTTGCGTCCGGTACCGACGTGCGTGTTGTAGCCTCGGTCAAAGAGCTCTTTGTGCTGCTGGTCAAATTCTTTCATTTGCTCGTCGAGCTTTGCCTGCGCAACGTCGAAATCGCTGTCAATGCGCGCCAGATCCTCTTTAAGCTGCACAAGGATCTTGCTTTCCTTTTCCAGCTCTTCGTGTTCGGTCACGAGATCGTAGCGCGCCTTCTGACGATCAACGACGCGAAACACCCGGTCGAGTTTGGCGTTGACCTCTGTGTCGGACGCATCTTCAGCGACGAAGCATTGCACCGTAATCTGACGGTTACCGTCCAGGTTGGAGACGATCGAATAGCCGAGCGCGGCTGCGGGGGGTGCAACCTCGTTCATGCCATTGCCTGAGGGGCGTTATACGTTCCGGCTACAGGGCTGATGACGGTATCGCGTGCGAGCTGCTTGGACTGCGCAAGAGTTTTACCGTCGATCTCGTGCTGGTGGTTCCATGCGCGCGACATGATCTCGCGCAAGGTATTGGCGACGTGGCGCGGCACTTTGTAGCTATGCCCGTGCCAGTACGGCTCCATGTTGATGTTAACCGAAGCCGAGTATTCGGGAAGGTCCATCGTGATATTGACCAGCTCGTCTTTGACAGGATCGCCCGACACCAAGCCTTCTTCGCGCTGAAGGCGCGTCGTCTCTTCGGCGACAAGCGCCTTGATCGCGGCGTCCTTGCGTTCCTTCTCGACGATCGAGCGCGCCTTGTCGCGCGCCGCCTGCACTTCGGCATCGGATAGGATTGGGTGTTTAGCCTTCACAGGCTCTTCGATCTTGGCAGCGGCGAGAACCGCATCCAGGTCTACTTCGGGTTTTGCCATCGGGGGTGCTCCTGTTGGTTGCGCGGCCAACATAGCACCCCGCTACAGCCTGCGCTAGCTTGCTTCGGGCGGCGCTTTCTTGGGTAAAGACGCCGCCCGAAGAAGACGCTACTTAACCGAAGGTAGCGGTGAAGTTACTTACGCTTTCAATTCGTGCGAAGAACATTTGGTTCTCAATCAGGCTTCCGTAAAACGCCTTCCATCCGATAATTCTGAGCTGGTTAAGCGGGTCACTCTTGTCGGCGCCTGTTAAGTAACTAAATTTAGCGTTGTCCAAGACGACCTGACCGTAGGCTCCGCGACCGAATATGAATGT